CTAAAATTTCTCTCTCCTCTATAGAGAGAGAGACATTAATATAACTAGTATTACTATTAGTCTTATTATCTGTTGTTAATTCTTTGTTGCGTTTTGTGTTGCAAACTGTGTTAACTCCTTGATATAAATTGTAATTAACTACCGTTATTATTGAATAAGAGGCACAAGACTCGTGTGTTAACTCGTGTGTTAAATTTTGTGTTAATTTTTTTAATGCCGTCCGAACCTCTTGAAAACTCAGCCCTGTCTCTATACTCATAGTCCGTAAGCTGGTTATAAACTGACCTTTCCTAATGCTTATACCTCTCCAAACGGTATTTTTGCTATTTGCACGGAGTAAACAGTACTGGAATAAATGACAGGTCTTTACATCGGTAAACCATTCCCATTCAAGAAATTGCCTGTATAATGCAATATAACCTTTGCTTATATTCCTCATAATTTACCCCCCGTGCCAGCCTCTTTTGATATAGTCTTGAGCATTCAGGAAGCTTTGCTGTACGGGTTTGGGTGCTGTACCGTCATAAATCTTCTGGAGCGCCTTCTGGATTGCGTACATCATTTTTTGTTCTTTGAGCGCCTGTTCTCCTGTCATTTTTCCCGCTGCCACAAGGCGGGGATAAACTGCATAACGCTTTTTGACTTCACGTTTTGCGCAGTCTATCAGCTCCTCAAGCAGCTCAAAATCAATCTGTCGTTCTTTTGTTTCCATTATTCACCGCCTAATAAATCCTGCATTAATACCGGTTTTGTGATAACCTTTGTCTCTTTGCACCAATCACACCGTCCGCATTTTTCCGGCTGTGCTTCTCCTTTTTTCAACAGGTTAATCCGTTTAACACCGTATTCAAGTCCGGTGAGTGCGGCATTCAGTTCTTTTTGGGTTATCTCTATAACTTCAATATTTGTAGTTTTGCCTTTATCTGCAGCAGCTATATAACAATGTAAGAGTTTCCCTGTGTTAAGCTCAACAAGCTTTTGATAGATTGCAAGCTGGAAATCGTAACCACGTTCCTGAATAAAATTGAGTCTGCCTGTATCCTTGTGATAATAGGACTTGTAAATATCATCAACTATTTTAAGGTCAACAATTGCTTTACCTTCTATATAGCTGTCAAGCTTGCATTTCCAATCTGCACCGAAAATCTTACCTGTGAATATTCTCTGTTTTTGCCCGCTCATATACTGCATGAATTTTTTATCCCGTTTTATTCTCTCAATGATACTTTCGGCCTGTACATAATCAGCTTTCAGACTTCCGTCTCTTTTGAATAATTCGGGTTTTGATTCTTTAAAGGCTTCGAGAGTACCCTCAAACCAGCTGTCAATATAAGAGCCTACCAGCATTGCAGTTGTAGGCTCTTTTTTATATTCGCCGTTAATTATTGCCATTGCCTGATATTCACAGCCGCTTTGCCCCAGAGAGCCAAAGAAATCTTTGTATTGTGAAACGGAAATATAAGCTTTGTTTGCTTCCTGCGAATAGTAATTACTGTTCGTGAGCTTCAAAGTACGCATTGGCGGCATCCTCCATTTCTTGAGTTATTTCCATTTCTTCACCTTTTGCCGGTTCCTCCGGAAACACTTCCGGTTCTGCAAAAATATCTGTAGCAGTCATATTTTCAGCAGATTTCATATCGGTAATTTCATCTTCTGAATACATGCCGTTAAGAATCTCCGGACAATAGAGTCGACCGAAAAAGGAAGCAGCTCTGTATCTCAACATTAGATCCGGCATTGTCTTCCATTTTGAACCACTTTTAGTCAACCAGCCTTCTTTTTCAGCCATCTCAAGAGTTATGGTAGGCCCATTAAGCCTTACACCGGTTTCCTTTTCAATAGCCCACGCACGGCATTTCGTAGTTTTTTCGTTCATCTCAAATTTTAACGAACCGATAATCTTACCGGAATTGTTAATACAGGCAATTATAAATGCGCTTCTTAGAGCAGGACGCCCGTATATAACGTCCATATTCTGCATAACCTGAAACGGTGACGCTTTTAATCTGTTTGCTAATTCAACCGCTATTAAGCAATTAGCCGGCTTTTTCTGAAACTCTTTCGGGATAATATCACTTTTTGCCAGCTCCTCTGCTATTTTCATAGCCGTATTAAATCCGCCGTTTATTTCCGCCGGAAGGTTTTGTGTTTCTGTTTTTACTATATCTGCCATTGTCTGATTCTCCTTTCTTCTTCTTGTTCTATTTCTGTATCCGCTTTGAGGTCTTCTTCGTGCCTGCGGTATTCATCCACATCATCAAAACCCGCAAGCCATGCTTCACGCTCTAAATCGAGCTCCTGTTCGTACCACTTGAACGGGTCGTATCCTGCACTCATAACGCCTCCTTTGCTTGTTTCTAAGGGCTGAAATATTTTCACTTATCATTATCGGAATACAAACCGATAAACAAAAAATCACGAATAACCACGCTTCTATCATAAAAATTCCCTTTCTCTTTTTTTAAAAGAAATGGGGAAGGTGCGAGAGTTAACGCCTCCCCCTGTCAACGTTTAAATAAGAAGTAAAACCTAAAAAAATCCGGTGATGTACTTGATAATGATGTATATTCAGACACTTAAGAAGAGAGTAACCGCACCGGAACGGCTTAAAAATAAAAAGAGCCGGTCGCATTTATCAGGAATTTTAGTAATACTTTAGGATTTAAAAAATAAGGAGTCCGGCTCAAAGATACATGGTGAATAAAAACTTGTTTAAAGCGGGTTTGTTTTCTCGGATATGTATTTACCTAAAATAGATTTAACCCGTTTTAAATTCGATTCTGCCTGCATTAAAATTGAACATTTTAATTCTTGCTTTTAAATTGAAATTCTTTTAATCTTTCAATTTGTTCTTGAATCCTTTTTTTCTTTTCTTCAGAATAACTGTTCCACGGTTTTTGGCTGTTATAATCAATCCCTTTTGCTTCTGCACAAGCTTCACACAGACGCCACCGCGGCGGGATATCCTGACAATTTGTATAATCTTCTGCTATAAATGCACATCCGCAGTTACGGCAGGTATGTGTTACATAGTCCATAAACCCTCCTTTCTCATTATATCGTAAGCTCTTAAGGCGGGATAATATAAGATTCTGAAACAAGTTCAGAATGACATATTATCCCGATATTAAAAACTTATTTTTTGCGCTAAATTTATGTTATTCAATTTTCAATGTTCAAATTTTCCACAGCCAAGCTAAGGGGTATAAAACGTGTAGTTTTACCGCCTTATTGCCTGACGTTTTTAAAAAGTTTTGGGGTTATCCCCCACCCTGCCCTCCCCGCTGGAGAGGGTTGTTTTAAAACCTTTGTAATGCTTCTCTTTTTCCCTTTGTTCAGGGGGTTGTTCCCCTCCGCTTTACATTAGTTTATATTCGATTTGAATTTGTGTCAGGTTTGAAATATATTAGTCTTATCACCACATTTTGTTTAATATTTCCACCGACAAAATTATTCTAGCAGATAATCTTACTTTTGTCAAGAAATATATTCCAAAAGTAAATAAATTTAAAAGGAGCACAAATGCAAGTCCAACAGGCAATTTCAGAAATAATGTCACAAAAAGGAGAAAAAATAAGCTACGAAGCTTTGGGAAAAGCCTTAGGATTCAGTAAGCAGTATGTAGGTCAGATAAAATCAAAGGAACTGACAGAAAGTCAAATGCAAAAAATTGAAGAATTTTTTAATGTAGACTTTACAAAAGTAAATAAGTCCGATGATTGCATCTCAATTGACTATATTCACATTAACCCTTCTTGCGGGCGGGGTACGGTGGTTATGGATGAAGCGGAAGTTACGCCGATAAAGTTAGGTACTCAAATGATACAGTCTGTTATGAAAGTTTCTGATGTCAAAAAGCTCAAAATTTTTAAAGCCAGCGGCGACAGCATGGAATCAATTATTGAAGACGGGGATTTGCTGCTGGTTGATACAGGAAGAGTAGACTTTAACAACGGCGGCGTGTTTCTGCTCACAATAGATAATGAATGGTACGTAAAGCGCCTTAGAAAAAGATTAAGCGGTGAACTTGACGTAATATCGGATAATATAAAATACCCCATTGAAACCTTTAAACCGGATTCCCCGCTTGAAATAGTAGTCCGGGGAAAAGTTGTTAAGAATTTAAGCAGAGGATTATAAGCCCCCTAACTTATAGCATTGCACAAAATAATGTGTTAAGATGTGCGTATGAAAAAGGTTTATGTGTTTATATTTTTGTTAATACTTGCGCTTCCTGCTAGCGCCAAGCGCCTGCATTATGAGGCTACGTATCAAAACAGGTGGTGCAGCTGTGTGGGCGGAATACAGGAATACGAGCTCAACGACTTTACACGGGTTGATTGTCTCACAAAAACCCACGCAATAGAGTTTGATTTTGCAAATAAAGTCTATGAAGGTATAGGGCAGTCACTCTACTACGGAATCAAAACCAGAAAAAAACCGGGGCTTGTGCTTATCCTCGAAAATCCGAAAAAGGAACAGAAATATGTCAACCGCATGAAACGTGTTGCACGCAAAAAAGGTATTGACTGCTGGATTATGTACGAATCAGACCTGTGGGATTTTAAGCTCCACCCGGTGAAGTTGTAAAATAAACCCCCGCATTATGCGAGGGTGTGATACTAAATAAGAGAGCTATAGAATATGATGAAAGAAAGGGATTTTTCAATATTTTAAAACTTGTTTTCGGTTATGACTCTTATTAAAAGAGATATGAGTCCATTGGTCGTATTCTACTATTGTAAATGAAAAATTATTTCTTGATTAATAATATCTGCTTTCTATTGTGATTTTTATTATAACTTATATGAACCCAAGAGGTATTACAGCTGTGTTCTTCTATACACTGATCAAACTCTACACCTGATTTTTTAATAAACTCAACGAGCTGCGCTGGTGTCATCCCGCTCACTACCATATCGGCGGCCTGACCGTAAAGGTGCTGGGAATTACCAACCCCACCCACAAGCTGGTTAACTTTGGCGGAACGGAAGCCCGAAGTGATTGTAATCGGTTTCCCGAGTTTATCCCTGAGGGGCTGCAGGACATAGAATATAAGCTCCAGAAGGTTATCAAGGGAGTTAATATCCGGTGTATTACTAATCCCGTTTTTCTCCGCCGTGTCGGATTTAACAAGCTCCGTGATTGTGAAATTAAGCATAATTATTTACCCCCATTATTTACCCCTTTTTATACTAAGCGGAGCAGTTTGTTCGTCAAAACTTCTAACTTCATTTACCCCTTTTATAAACAAACTCTTCCAGCGTTATTACACGTTTTTCAATACTTTCTATTGCGGCGTCCGTCTGTCTGATATGTGCGTCAAGTTTTTCCGCAATGTTGTCCATTTTTGCAAAGTGGCTTCCGAGAAAAATAAGACAGCCTGCAAAGGTAAACACCGCCCCGATGGCCCAGCGCTTGATTTCCAGAAGCACATTAAACATAAGGTTTACTTTTGCGGTTACGGATAAGTCATCCGGATGATCTGGGTCGCCGAAAAGAAATTTATTAATTCTGTCAAGCTGACCTTTTAATAACATGTGGTGCTCATAGCATTCCTGCGCCTGTACCGGTCTTTCTTCTGTCATACCCATTTCTCCGTCCAAATATTTTTTACAGCCTGCCATATATCAACTGCAAGATACATCAAAACAGCTTTTAAAGGCGTTACTTCTTCATTCAATAAAGCATGAAAGAATATTAGACTAGCAAGATTACGATTGTAATTTACTGTTTTAGGATTAGCTAAAATGTAATCGTGTATTATGCTTGCAGGTATATATTGAGGTGTGTGCGGGCATCCAAAGAAGAAACGCAATAGTTTTGGTATACTGCAGCCGTCAGATGTAAAACCGGCAGGTATCATTATCCAGAAGGTTTTCTTGCCGGCGGCAACTCTTACAGGAGCACTACGCCTTACTGTAAACGGAGTTTTCCGGTTAATATAATTAAATTCCAATTCGTGTTCAAAATTATAGTTGACAAACATCTAGTTATTCTCCAGAAATATTTTCAGAAGTTTGGCGAATTTGCGTTCTTCTTCATCATTAGCAGGGGTAAAACAAGGGTACATCATGATAATAAGATTTTCAGCTGCATCTATTCCCTTACATTTCCTTTTAAGTTCTTTTAAAACCTCTGTTTCTGATTGATGTTCTTTCGCCTCTTCTGCATAGCGGAAGCCGCTCTTTACAGCTTCCGCAAGCTTCTCAATAGCCTTTGGTACATCAAAAGCCATACTATGCTACTTCCTCGTCAATTTTATCTACATAGGATAATACGATTGGTTTTGTAGCGTTAATTACCGGTAAAAAGGCATCATCTATTTTATTAGTGCTTGTTTCGATTGCAACGTTCACAAGGTCATACGCGAACTCGACAACGCCCTCGGTTAAAATTTCACCGTGTTTTTTACAGCATTCTACTAATGCTTCTTTCATTTTGTCATCCATCATAGCCTCCATTCTCGCTTGTCAGCGTTTTAATTATCTGCTTTCCTTTATAATATCTAAGCTTAGATCTTAGCCATTCCCCCGCTTTGTCATACAGGGATTGAAGTTTATAATCCGGACTTTCACGGACTAATAATTTACTGCCATTATCCAGCGTTATCTGCGTCAGTTTCTTCTGCTGTATCAGTCGCTGTGTCCACCTCATTTTCATTGCCGGTTCTAAGGTAGGGTTTGCAGCGGGAGCGCCCGACCATACCCTATTTACTCCCGGTTGTATCTTCATCAATCCAATACCTCCACATAGCCGTTTTTGTGTCTTATTATTCTTTTATCGGCAGAAAATTCTTCTATTGTTGTTGCGACGGCATTTGCTAAAGTTTTGCCTTCAAGAAGAAGACCTAGGAGCTTTTCTTCTTTATTCTGCTGTATCTTCATCTAAAACCACCTCCAGTGTTCTATCTTCTGTTAATGTCAAAACATCTTTACGGCTTATATAGCCTTCACAGCTCACAACTATATCAACAGTACTGCCGTATGGCACTGTTATTTCACTTTGGATTTCACTGTTAATCTCTATAACAGCATCTTCCGGTATCGCATTAACTTTGAGCTTGCAAGTTGTCAAATACCTGTAATCGTTGGTATCAAAGAACTTATCTAACTGTTCTTTTGTAAACCCTAAAATAGTACCTACAGCATCAATGTATGGATTGCCTCTATAAAAGTTATTGGCCTTAAGCTCGATTTGCAGAGCTTTAATATCAATAGTGGCTTTTTGTTTTTCTACAAGAGAGATAACATCATTAAAATCAAGCCCTTTAGCTTTGTATATAGCTCTTTCTACATCGGCAGCAGTAAGGTTAAGCATTGCAATACGTTCGGCTTCTTTACGTGCCTGCTCTTGCTCATATTCTTGTGTGTTATCTATAACCTCACCGTCAACAAGTTTTTCGTATGGCTCTAAGGCAAATAACTCTCCATTTACACCTTCCTCAATTTTTCTTCCGTTTTGATGGTTGTGCAGCACTATAAAATCTGCATGTTGCTTAGCTGTATAAGGTTTTATTAGTTTATATGCCATAATACTTCATTCCTTCCTTCTATTTTATGTACCCCATGGCTATCCAATTTACCAGTGGCAACCCTACAGCATTTTGACGTATTTGTACTTGTGTAGCACTGTACGCTGCAACATTAATCGTATGATAGCCTGCTGTATTAATATCAGCTTGGCAGCCTACAGCATTATAATTGTTATCTTTATATGATTTTAAAAGAGTAATATTTGTAGCTGCCACTGTAACAAATATCTGTCCACCCTGCTCGCACCATCCATCAGAATATACTCTATACCAGCTTCTACCATTAACATAGCTTTGCACGAGATAACCGCGTGATGGCGCATTGATATTAGTTATCTGTTCTTGCATCCTCCCTGCGTCAATCAGGTTAGCATTCTGGACAGTTTCACCAACATAGTAGTAGAGAGAGCCGTCGCCTCGGGCGTAGATGATTCTAAAGGAGTTTGTAACTCCTGCAGCATCATAATCAATAGAAAAAATGTCGCCTCGTTTTACTTTTAGCAGTATGCTCGGGGTTGAACCAGAATAAGTCCCGTAACTAATATCTGCATAACCAGAGCTTAGGTTCGTACCTTTAACAAATTGAGTATTGGATGTATTTAGTTTTTCAAAAAAGACAAATCCGTTTGCCACTGCAGTATATTTTGTACCACTCGCTTGAAGTGTCAAATCTATATATCTATCACTCACTAACCATTCACTACCATCAAGCAACGGCAGTCTAAACGTTTCTGCAGAGGTATTAATTACAAAGTCGTTGTCTGTAATCCATGCTGTAGGGTGTAATATACTTGTATCCTTACTTGAATCTCTTGTTACTGTGTAAGACGAGCCGTCAAAAATTGCAGTAAAAGTAAATCCATTTGAGGTTAATGTTTCGACTGTACCATCAAAAAACATTGAATTTACGCCAGCATCATACCTATATACTGATGCACCCACTACTGGACTTTCAGTAGAAACCCACCAATAATAACCAGATGAATCAGTAGCTATAAAACAATAGCCTTCTTGACCTTTAAACCCTTTTACCCCTTTATTAACATTTTCTAAAATCCAGTTGTAATAGTCAGGATGAGCTGCTTTTGGCTCATCGTAACCAGCAGATTTTAACCACGATAAGCTATTGGGCTTAAATTGAAAATAGTTGCTCATTCCAAAAAAGAATGGGTTATTCAGCTCAATCTCATTTGTGATATTGACCTCTGTTTCCTGTCCTGTGGCTATCTGGATGTAGTAAGGGTACTGAATTGCTTCTTCCTGAACGGTAGTATTGTTGCCGTAGATTGGATTAGAACGAGAGGCATCGAAAAGAAGTTCATAATCTTGTTCAGTTCTGCCATCTGCGGTTCTTTGCAAATTTCCTGATTTACCCCTATAAAATGCGCCAGTTGCGTCAACAAGGTATCCATGTCCATAATAAACCATCCCTTTAATATTCGGCAATCCTGCTTCAACAGTCATACCCAGATTTTGCAAATCTAATAAGCCCTGAACATTAACCACAGCTGGAAGCCTTACACTTTCAACAGTTTCCTCATCCTCTGCATAATTGAATACAAACTTACCAACCTGACCGTAGTCGCTAAGGGTTTTTGCAGCCTGCCAGTTCTCCTCGGTTGTAAGCAAAGATGGATAAAGCGCAACAATTTTCTTTAACCTTGTCAAGAAACCTTGAGTATTCTGATTAATTGCTACTATCTGACCGTTAAGCCATCTACGCAAACCTTTCGTTTCATCAATATACAAGGACATACCGATATCGCAGACCTCAAGACCGCCGCTGCCACTATCTCCAGCTTTGAACGGTGTCCAATATATTTCTTCTGTATCATCTCCAGGTGAATGATTAATATTTTCATCGAGCTTTGATTTATAAATAACACCGCCCACCTGACAAAAAGAGTTCAGATAATAAGTTGTACCGGCATCCCACTCAGGAATACCCTGCTGAAACAAATAAGCAAGCTGTTTAGAAAAACCATATTGGACAGCGTTCATTTCTTCCATAAACGGCGCTTCGTTTGCAGCAACAGCAGCTTTCCAACCCTCTGTATAAGCTTCTGACTGTAATGCTTCTATATCATCATTATAAACAGGTGTGCCGGTTATCATACTTCCAAATACAGCAAGTTCATCAGTAGCAGCATTCCCTGCAAAAATCTTTTGTGTTTTACGCTCTATCTTTGCCATTTCTACTCCTTAATACCATCTTGTTTTAACCCGGCATCCTATACCTGGTGACTGTACAGTGTTTGACTTGCCAAAAACCCCATTTGAACGTGATGCATCAAAACCTACACGATAAAACCGTCCTTTTGTACCATCAGCCCCATCCCCGTATTCACTTATTACATAAAAGGCTCCTGTAGGATTCAAAGGTGCCTGCCTGGATTCTGTTGTGGCAGTCCATTCCCCTAAAATATTTGGCAACCCAGCCTCTATATAACCAAATGTATTACTTCCCCAGAAAACCCTATCTTTAAAATTAGGCAATACAAACGTTGTACTGCCATCACCAGCGCCGTATGTTGTACCATAAATATTGAATAGGGAGGCATAAGTAGTCCTTGATACAGTTTGGCCATCAAGCCAAATTTCGTTCGGAAAAAGCGTGTTACTAAGTGTAGGCTGCGGAAGCCCTATCTCATAATTTGCAAGCTGCAGGCTCCCGTCTGACTGGAATACGCGCCAATAAGCATCATTAGTAACCGCATTACCGGTATTATCATTAGTTAAAGATTTATACACGGTTACATAGCCCTGGTTGTTAGTAACCTTAGCTAGTGAGCCGATATAATAAGTCGTGCCGGCATCATATTCAGGAATACCCTGCTGAAATAAATACGCAAGCTGAGTTGTTACCGCAAAGAAAAGCGCATTCATATCCTCCTCCCAGGGGGACTTATCGGATAAGACTGCGCTCTGCCATCCGTTTAAAAAGTTGGTATTCTGTATCTGCGCTAAATCCTTTGTATAAACGGGGGCCTGGTCTTTTGCTGTACCAAAAGCGGTTACTTCCAGACTTCCTGCCTGATTCGCAAAAACTTTCTGTGTTACACGGTCAAGTTTAGGCATTTATTGCTCCTTTGGTTGATACTTACTTGTTTATTTTTACTCCTCTGGCGTTACAAGCGAGATAAGATTCTCTTTTGTCAGCCACGTACCGGTTTGACGTTTGTCTTTGGTTGAAAAACCGACAACCGTCTTATTTATTATACCTTTGCGGTTGAATCCGAAAATTTGAGAAGGAGACGGAACTCTTAAGACATAATTCGCCCCTACTCCCTCCGGTGCTCTATAGTAACCCAGCTGTTTTGCAGCCGCCAGTGTACGTTCAGCTGATACAATATAGGTTATGGTTAAATTATGGTTATTTTTGAGCAGTACATCACCCTGAAAAACATTCCATAAGGCATCATCAATACCCCGCTCGGAGCCCTGCATGACGTTTACAGCAGATTTGAATTTGAGCAGGAATCTGTAATCATCATCCGGAAGCGAGTACTCGCTCTGGTTATAATTCTGTATCGTTCTGAAATTCCCGCCCTGCGGATTGCCTACCGTCGAGAATCCGACAGAATCCGACCCGTCATAGAACTGGAAAAAAATCATATCGTTATAAATACCTTGAACAACCCGCGGGCAGTCAAGGATTTTTCCGATAATATCAAGCTGTGCACCTTCCGCCTTGTCGATATCGAGAATATCCTGCAGCTGAAATATTACCCCGTCTCCGAGGTAAATATCTGCGCCTATCTTGATTGTCTCCCGTGCCTTCGGTTTATTCCGGTACTGGAGAATTAATAAATCCGCATAATAGGTTTTAACGTCCTGTATATCCTGTGTGTAGTCAGGCATATTTGCTGCTCCTAAACAATTGTTAACGTTATATTAGCTGTTGTTATTACAAAGAATTCATCCAGCCCCTCAGGTGTTGCATACTCTACCCAGTTTGAATTATCTGCAGATATCTCAACATTATACGGAGTGCCGGCATCTCCGATGGTTTCTTTTATCGTACCCAGAAGCGTTGAACTCTCTGCCCTGCCGCCGATTGTGTATTCCGTGAGCGCAAGCTGTTCCTTGATATAGTTCTGGTCTAAATTGGTTGTAGAAAAGTTCTTGATAGTTGCCCTTACATACAAATTAACAGCAGACGGCACATCATACAAAACTTCTACTAAATCGCCATTAATCTTTTGCACCCAGACTGATTGTTCACCCTTCATTGGAATACCCGGAGGCAGGTTGTTGTAAATAACCCTTCCGATATCTTCCGGCTGTCCGCCCTGTACAATAACCCAAATACCGTGCGCCGGAATGCCGTTAACAACAGAATCAGTACGGTTGTCATATACTTTGCACTGGGTGACATTGGTAAGATTGAGCATTTGCGACTCTGTGCTCTCATCAAACCCCTGAGAAGGTACTGCCATTGCCTGATTTCTTCTCAATCTAAATTGTGCGGATGTTTCACCGGTTGAACCTGTAATATAATTTCCTGCCGGATTATTAACAGAAGAAATACCCTTAACAATTGTTTCCATAACATTGATTGTATTAGGTAACGCTGTGATACTTCCTAAATCAGCAGCCCTGAAATTAAGCGAATGCACACCCGCCTCAAGTTCGGCGGATGCTGCAAGTATCCATCGGTTTCCGTTTATATCTCTTACTGTGTAGCCTGTACCGTCAGCACTCTCGATATTAGCGTCAAGCCCCTGTAAGCTGGTCGATTCGTTAACCGTGACATTAACGTAAGTGTAGCTGTATGTATACGCTTTTATTATCAAGCCGTTAAGCTTATACAAAATCTGCTGCGGAATACCTATAACTCTATCCGGATCAAGATTGTTATAAAACTGGGTAAACAGGTCTAAAATGTCTTTTTTTTCCTGCGCTAAAATATTAATCCACTGCCCGTCCGGACTGTTTTGTTCAATATTGATGTCCTGACCGTATACGCCTTTAAATTTAGTGATTAAGTCCTGGCGTATTTCTTCCAGAGATTGCGTGACAAGCCCGCTAATCCCGATATAGTTTTGTGCCATAAGGCGCTCCTTTATTGGTTGATACTAGAAAAGTGACACTGTCACTAACTCAAGCTTACCAGAGCGCCTGAAATTTAATTCTGACCGGGCGGGGTTACTGCTCCCGTATAGGACTGTGAATAAATTGTCTGTACGTCGTATGTGATTCTTATTTTTCTATCGGCGTTCACAATCAAATCCACGCTGTTAATCGCCGTTACGCCGTCCGTATTCTTAACGGTTTCCTGAACGGCATTCTCTAACCGCCCCTGATATCTGTAATCAAGCAGATTAAACCAGTCTATACCCTCATCGGTAGCAAAAAAACAATCACCGAGAAATGACAGTATGCGGGTTTCAAGATTAAGCCCTATTTCCTGATTAGCGTTAACATAATTGCTTTTATTTGCGCCCCATGTCCAATCGTGGGCGGAATCAAGATTTCTGAAACTCATTGTAACAACTCCTCGAACTGTGATTTTAAATCAGTAAACGCCTGTTTTGCCGCAGGTGTCAGGACTCCTGTATTTGTAGCTACTGCTATATTCTCACATGCCGTTAAAAACGCTTGTATTAAATTCGCCAAGTTCTGTGCGGTATTTTGTACGTTAATCTTGTCACTGACTTGAATCTGCCCCCCCGAACTCGTAGAAGCCGTGATAGCAGCGGAATTTACCGCTAAATTACCGGAGGTTATAACCGGTTCATTACCCTCGTTTACCCCCTCGCTTTCCCCTTCATTAACCGCACTGCTATTGATTTGTACACTATTTCCGTATACTTTTATATAGCTTTCATAGTTAATCGCTTCAACAAGCTGCTTATGAAAAATTGTTACCGCCTCGGTATCATAATTCTGAATCGGATTAACCAGAGTGGTAAAAGTAGTCAGCGCCACACAATCGGTAAAATCATGCATTCTGGTTGTATCAGGTGCGTATAATTCCCCTGTCTCCAGAAATGTATCTATGTTTCTGTCCATAAAAAGCAGCAGGCAGATTGTGCCCACAGGGTCAGGCATCGTGATATGCGCGTTACCGGCACCCAGAATTATAAGCGGAACATCGGTTATCGGAACGGGGGTTATATTCTGTTCGTTGAATAACTTCACCTGCATTAATTGAACCGTACACCGTTGGGTATCGGCGTCAAATTCAAGTATTTTCCCGATATTATGACAATTAAGGCGTGACATAACGGCGTTTTGCGCCAGTGCCATAACTCCGTTAAAATTTATTTGTGATTTCTCAACCTGTTTTATTTTTGCTGTCATATTAATAATTCCCTATATATTTGGTCGGATTAACCGCAGTTCCGTCTTCTCTTACCTCAAAATGTAAATGCGGGCCGGTAGAGTTTCCGGTACTCCCTACAAGTCCGATTTGATTTCCGGTGTACACATTCTGCCCCGGATTAACAAGCCAGTTGTTTAAATGTCCGTACAGGCTTGTCACTTTTTTGCCGTTTATAACACCGTGGTCGATAATTATTGTTTTCCCGTAACCCTTTATCCAGCCAGTAGTAATAACTTTACCGTTAGCCGGAGCATTAACGGGCGTGTTCATATTGGCCGCAATATCCATTCCCGAATGGTTTGTACTTGCTCCGCTTATCGGAGCGGTACGTCTTCCGAATGGGCTTGAGACTCTGCCTTGTACCGGCTTCTGCCACTGTCCGCTTGTTGCGCCCCCGCTCTGAACTGTTTGAGTCGCTTTGGTGAGTGTTCTGGCATCCCCGGGCAGGATTGAAAGAGTAAGAGAGGTTATTAATTTCCCGCTAACAACCGGACTTATTACGCCTTTATGTTCAATCTTTACAACCCTGTAAGATTGGTTTAGCCACGTTTGTGAATAGCTTAAAAGTGTAACCCCCTGCCCCGCCCTAATCTGGGGCTCAAAAAGCATATCACACTCTACATAAGCATTCGCACGTCTGGGGCTGCCTAATAATCCGCTTTCATCAGATATAACCAGAACTTCACCGGGGATTAAATCCCTATCACCTAATATGTTAATCTCATCATTGTCAACAAAAATATTATCCCCGCCATACTCACGCCCCAGAAGGTCAAGAGTCTGACCGATAAAGGTTTTATTGCGGGGTAGCGGCTCTATATCCGGAGTAATATAGCCAACGGATATTTTACCGCTTCCGCTTGTCGCAAGTCCTAAAATGTCTTTTAGAGTAGTGCCTTTGGTAAAAGTCGCATTAAGAAAACCGTATTCATAAAACTCGGTACTCGCAGAAGCTAATATTTCCGTTATAAACTCGGTGCTCCCTCCCTGTTTTTCGGAGGTGCAATTCTGAATATATCCGGAAAAAACGAGCGGCATATTTTCACCGTAACCGGCGTAAAACTTCATATAAATATACTTTTTGCCAAAGTTCCACATATCAAGCCATAACCGTGCCTGATCGTTTCTGCTCAGGTTTACAAGCTGGAATACTCCCTGATTCTGTGTCTGGTATGTACCTGAAGAGATATGGAACTGGCAGCTAAACGGATAACTTACAGTTAGCTTATCCCGGGGGATTAAGTCCCGACCGTGTCGCTCGCCGATTTCAAATTCAGCTCTGTAATTCCGTTGGAGTTTTAACATAATAATTCCCCTCTATGGTTTGGACATCCTCACGGGTTAACAAATATACCGTTGCATATTTTGTAGCAAAATCGGTTAAAAACATTGGCTCTTCATCATCCTGAGTATCGCACCTTAAACCGAACGGTAAATAATTCCGGTAAGCTCGTAAAATGTTGTAGCTGGTTGTTAACCTTATGTTTTTGTAATCATAATCGCCCCATTTTACCCCAAAAAACCAGCCCAGTTGATTTTCTTTGTACTCAAATTCAAGCGTCACGGTTGAGCCGTCATCTAAAATCTTTTCTATTTTCTGGTTAGGTTCTACTCCCAGTTCGTTTAACTCGTACATTATACCGCCTGCGCCTCCGAACCTTTACTGATACCTTTATTAACCTGTTTCACAAGCTGGCTTCGGGTTCTGCCTGCTGCATTGTTCAGGCTCTCAAATCTTGTCTGTGCAAAATTCATCTGTTTAAATGTAACCGTAAAACTTGTTATATCGGCATTACTTTCACGAATAGGCAGCACTTTTTGAATCATCATATTATCGTACCGTTTCCAGGTGGTCTCAACCGTGAAGACAGCTTCCGATTTCCACAATGCTTCAAAAAACAAAAATGCCCTTGTTTGTGCAGATTTAAGCTTGTATAAATCCTGAAAGAGTTTGAATAAATCCACGCCGTTAAGAGAGTTCCATAAAACACCGGCTTTGTTTGCGAGCGTTGTATTCTCCGTCAAGGTCTTTGAAGGGTCTATGTCTTGGTTCTCACCTATTCCCCCACCCGTATTGATTGTATTTTGATAATTTAACCAGCCCTGCTTAGCCTGTATAGTGGCAGCGCTTAGTTTAGGCACAAACTGTTTAACCAGAGACAATACTGGCGTAACATTCGCCAGAGCATCCTCAATCTCGTTAACGCTGTAAAAATATTCACCCTGATACCCGCTTAATGTCAAAACTACGGGGCGTTTTGCAACATGATCCTGTATAACCGAGTTTGAATCTGTGTAATGGTCGGTAATATCACTCTCCATATTAACCTGCTCGGACTCCGGTATATGAAACTTAAATCCTGCTATACCCGTTGAGGATAAAACATTAACAACCGCCTCACCCAGATTGACATTATCCTGTAGCAGGCTGCGAGCCATAGACATTTTATCGCCTGTGCTGTATTTGGTATTGAATGATGTTAAAAAAGCGTCTAATGTAGTCATTAACTACATTTTAGCAAACCTAGCAAAATTTTATTGAGAAAATGTACCATTAAGAATTGATATAAATTTTTCTCTTTTTTGTTCTAATTCCTGTATATGTTCATAAGTCTGATTATCTGGTAAAGACTCTAACCACTCCACCTCATTAAGAGCTTTTGTATAGTATTCTTCTGCTTCGTCATACTGTTTGAGGTTGTAACAAATGTCTCCCAAACGTTCATAATCTACTAAACCGATGCGCACATTACCCAGCTTTTGTTTTTCCTTTACAACGAGTAAAGCATATTTTTTAGCCTCTTCCATCTGCCAGGTGTTAAAATAACATTTTGCCAGTAAATCATAATTAAAAACAAGATTGAGTTTGTCTGTGCTTTTTAAATTAGCCTCAAGCGCTTTTTTATAATACGGAATTGCCTGTTCGTATTTGTATTGTTGATCTAATTCAACACCTAAACCTAAATAATAAGCAGCCAAATAAGAATATTTATCCCGCATAGCATAGTCGGAGCATTTATTATAATAATCATTAATAACGGCTTCTTTGCCGGGGATAGTTTTGTTTGTTGTATAATTCATGAAAAAGCCGGACATACCGGAAGTCTTATATAATGTTTCGCATTCTGTCTGTGTGAGTTTCTGCGGTTTGTTTTCGGGTTTAGCTTGCTGCTGCGCATGCGGGGTTGTTGCGACTTCTTTTTGGGGTGCTGCTCCTATTAGCGTTCTAACACCTGACAGAGATAAGAAGATAACAAAAACAACAGCTGCAGAAATTAAGAGAAATAAAAGAAATTTGCCTATAGAAGGTTCTTCTATATGGAATTTATCCAAATAAGACAAGCCGGCATCTTCTCTTGCCTGCGCTTCTTCTTCCTTTCTTTGCCGCTCCTGCTCCTCTTTTTGTTTTTCTGCTTCGTATTCATTGGGATAAAAAGTTTTGTACAACTGCTGTCCTGCCAGACTGTCGAGTGCTACAACACAATTTCTGGCTTTGCACTGAAAACAATAGTTTGAATCAGGATTTCTGCTTGTAAGAATTAAAAACAATACTTCAAAAGCGACGACTACAAAGGCTATAGGAGCAAATAAACCTATAAAAATTGTGATAATTAATAATATAAACCAAAAAGTATAAGCACATCCGCCATTTGTACCGCTGGAACATTGCATGTGTCCGCAGTTTCTGCAAATATAATCTGCCATATACAACCCCTTTCACACAACCTTTTTGAGTAATATATCATAAATTGCGCAGAGTTTCAACTTGGATGGTAGTATTAAATTAGGAGGGTATTATGCCGGAAGAAAATAAAAATCAGGGCGGTGCGCAAAATAAACTCGGTGAACTCTTTGTCGAGTTCTCGACAAAAGGGCTGCCGTCACTCTTGAAAAATCTGAACTCGGTATCTGCCAGTTTTTTAATAGGTAAAAATGCTGCAACTCAATTCGCCGATACATTAACAAAACCCTTTAAAGAAGCCGGTAACACCGCAGTAGGTATCGGCAAAATGGCAAATGCTCTCGGAGCAACTAACAGAGAGTATCGGAAGCTCGCAACCTATATAAAATCAAAAAATGTCAGCGAAGGTATTTTAGGCGATGTCGAAAGATTCAACGATATTTTTACTAAGTTACAAACAGGGCAGGGCGGTTTACCTGAAGGAGTTGTCCGGGAATTTGCCAACCTCGGACTATCTCCCGAAGATTATCTCGGAGATTATGAAAGCACAATAAGACTTCTGAATGATATAAGAGAACGTACAAATGGGTTAACAAAACAGGGACGTAACCTGGCATTCAGTAATCTCGGTATGTCTTCCGAATGGGGGTATCTTTTCGACCGTGGAGATTTTAACCTTTCTGATGCTTTTTCCCTCCCGGATGATGTAATTGAAAAAAATACAAAGGCTGCTGAATCTCTGGCGGAATTAACTCTTGCATTCGACCAGCTTAAAAGTTTACTAATTGCCGATTTCGCACCAGCCTTAACCGATACGGTTAACACGCTCAAAAACTTTGTACTGAATTTTGATAAAAATAAAGAGAATATCAAAAAAACAACAAGTGTTATTGGTGGAGCAGCAGCAGGCGCAGCCGTCGGGTCTGTCGTGCCGGTTGTCGGTACTGTAACAGGCGCTGTAGTCGGAGGTGTCGCAGGCGCTGGGAAATATGCAGTTGAAAACATGCATAAAGCCGGTAAACCTAACCAGAAAAAAATACCTATTTGGAAACAATTGACAGACTTCGGGCAATATAAAGACGGCGCACCAACCGGCGGGGCTGCACCTGTTCCGGATTTTATGAACACACCAGCAGCAACTACACCGCCGGGAATGAATAATCTCTCACAAAATATTACAATCACGAACCAGAATAATATTACCGGTGAGAATGCACAGGAAATCGCAACTGAAATAGCAAGAATCAATGCGCAGGATATTGAGTACACCCAGTACCAGCTCCAGAATTTGACGGGGATTTAATTGAAAAAAGTATTGAAATATGCTAAGATAATTTAGTGGTTATGTTAATATAAAGAAAAGAGCCTTGAAAGGTTCAAAGCTCTAAAAAAAGTCTAAATGCACTTTTCAATTAGTTCTAACAACTCTGTTATTATTGGTAATATCGCGTTAGCACTTCTTAAAAAGGTAATGATTGTGCATAGCACAGATTTCAAATAGGACATTATTTTTCACCTCCTTCCCGTGACTCTGTTGGCTGATATATAGAGCGGAAGTCCGGCGGAGGTTTGTCCTTTGTCTAATCATAGCACAAATAAAGCCCCAAAGGCATGACTTGAGGCTTTATTTCTTATTTTTTCCGCTATTCAGCGCCCTTACCAGTTCCGCATACTTTGCAAGATAGTTTTCATAATGGACTAAGTCCATAAACTCCTGCGCATTCAGATTCTTTATTGTATTGATATCTCCATAACCCGCCCTTGAGAGCTTCATCGCCCAGACCTTAAAGGTGTCGATATTATACTCAACTCTCGGTAATTCTAGCTCCTCAACAATAGGGATTCTATCGCACTTGAAACGGAATTGAGACTTGGAAAAAAAGGGCGGATATTCTCAACCGCAATAAGTGTCATAAGCGGGAAAAAATCCCCCCGTGCTTTTTCATCCCTGTCAAAAATCTCCATATTGAACCGCTGTTTATCGTATATAACCTTATCGGCGCAGCCCTTTATCGCTTCAAGCACATATTCAGAACCAATAACACTTAATAGTGCATCAATGTTTTTTGTGAGTACTGCTGCAATGCTTTCACCGTCTACGGCCGTTATATCTAACCCCGCACCTTTGCATTCGTGGATAATTGTTCTGTACAAATACAAAGCATTATCCATTGGCGCGAGGTTCAGTTCTACCATTTTCCCGCTCTTTAACTGGAATTTTAACATTAGCTTAAGCTCCTTTCAGAGTTACCAAACCGCAACATGTATACACTTACTACCTGGTCGGTAGAACCTGCAACATCCGTTGTTTGTACCGGCTGGTCTCCCGGTAACCCGAAATAACACTCTACCGTGTCGCGTGTTACAGAACCGTCTGAATGAGCAACATTCTTTGTAAAACGCATTGTTAGCGGCTTAAATCTGAAGTCTCTATTTTTCCATAAGTTGTAATTCTCATTAAACCTTTTATCATCGCCGGAAGCTTTGACAAGTCTTAATGTTAATTCTCTTTGCCTTCCCGGCTCATTATGTGCTCCAAGAGAATTACCGTTATAACCGGTTGACGTAGTGCTCAGGTTGTTAGGTGCTGTAAGTTCTGCGACAGTGTTGTCTGCAAAATCCGTGAGCACCCACTCCCCGTTGTAATCTTCCGCGATAATAATATCTTGCGCTGTATAGCTGTCTACCATATTAAAATCTCCTATGCTTCAATATATATTACGATTGAGGCCGAATGCACCGCCCCTGCTTCTTTTGCCGCAATCTGGAACAACGGAGCACGTCTTTCCTCACGCTCGCTCTGTGCCTGTTCCGCTACAGGCTGGTGATGAATAAAGTAACCAAACTCCCTGATATTTCTCAGGAAATCTTCCTGATTGCCGAAGAAGTCAGCGCTGTTCCATTCACCCGGTGCAAGCATACCGTTTGTAACCGCCTGAACGCACACGTTTCTTATCGCTTTCACGATACTTTCGAGTCCGGCATCTGTCTGCGGCACTTTCGTTCTTGTGGTTGCAAGTACATTAAATACTTCTCTCTGGATAGTGTTAACAAACCAGATTCGGTTAGTTACCTGGTCAAAGTACGTACCGTTCTGGGAATTGGACATCACTTTAGCAAGCCCTTCCAGTGAAACAAAGCAGTCAGCACCCACCGCCGCAGCCTGCGATAAGATTGTTTCGTTAATATTCGTATCTGCCTGCAGTCCGGTTAAGTCTTTCAGGTTCATGGTAATTGTGGTATTGCTTCCGCTATAATTAACGGAAAAACCTCTTGATAGATATGCTGCGGCAAATAATCTTGAATTAAGCGCAGCGGCTTCATCATCATCGCCCAGAGTATAAAGCAGCGGTTTGCAATTCGTGTTGGACATAATCTTAGAGAATAAGCCCGTAGAAGCTGCAAGGGCAGAAGTGTTAGAAGCCGGAACAGGGAAAATTCTGTTTTGCATACCCTGAATCGTTGAGCAGGCTGCAATCGCTTCTTCCACCGTCAATGCTCTTGTAGTTAAGACACCCTCAAAATATATCAATCCCGCAAGTCTCGTAACTGCTTCTGAAAGTGTTTCAGGTCTTGTACCGCTCTCTGCCGCTGTTCCTGATACCGCAGTCGCTGTAGCACCTTTCAGGTAGGACGCACCGTATAAATCAGTACCGCTTCCGCCGCTCATAGCTGCTATGGTTACATTACTCGCTGCACCGGTTGTATTGGAAGTAAACAAAAGTGTATTGTTATCAGTTGCGGCAATCGTTACATCTTCATATTCCGCCTGAATAACCGCCGCAATTTCTTCAAGAGTAGCAGCTTCCGAGAAATCAAGCCCCGTCACCTGTTTAGCAGAGCCGTCTACGGTAAGGTTAATAACCCCGTCCGTTACGGAAGCAAAGCCCGCTACATTAGCACTCAAATCCTCTGTTGTCAGTGTGCCCGCTGTGGCAGGGTTGTTATAATCCACTGTCTGGTAGTTAGCGCCGATAATATAACCGTTGTTGGTTAAAATATTCGGGGTCTGGGAATAAATCATATTCGCCTGCTGCGCTATCTCGGTATTTGTACCCCACTGATTAGCTATACCGGTTGAGGTTCTTGAGATAACATAAGAACCCTGATAAGGGTTAGCCGGCTCTTCATCTGTCATAATCAAAATTGTACTTAGTTTAAGCGGCTCTAAACCTTGAGAAGGCGTTACCGCTGTAGCGTTGACTACATAAGTAATCGGTATCTGATATCCTGCTGTCATTGTTTCCTTTCTAGTGATTAAGTGATTAGGTGATTAAGTGACTAAGAGGTTTTAAATTCCTAGTCACTCAGTCACTTAGTGACTTAGTCACTTCTGCTAGTTGATATTCAATTATTAACTAAGCCTCGAAGTGGTAATCCGCCTCAATCCGGCTTGTCACTGGGAATTTATCGTAATAATCCACTGTTTTTATTTTACTAAACGAGTTAAAAATTCTAACCCGGCAATCAAAACGGTTGATTCTTGAACTTGCTTCCAGAAACGATGCGTCATACACATCGCCTAAAAGTGAAATATGCACGTGCTCTTTTGCTTGCTTCTGCTGGGAATAAGTGCTCCTAAACGCCATGTGTACCTCGTGCGCCCGCTCTCTGGCTTCCGTACTCCTTGAAAGAAGAGAGATAATAACATCTTCAACTACATTCATACTCTGATGTTCTTCAAGCCCTTCCTCCGTTGAAACATACTTTATATTGTTGCTTATCGGGCGTCTTTCGCCATAATGCAGGACTATAAAGAGTTTGTTATCCTTCGGCAAATCCATATCAGCGTTATACGCCCAGACACGGGTCTTTGGAAGCTCCATCTCATTAACAAGTATGTTTTTTATAATCTCCAAAGAATTAGCCACCTGTCATACCCTCCAGCTGCTCAGCCTGAAAAGCTTCTAAAAGCGTATACCGGATATATCCGTACTTGCTCCAGTCCTTTTTCGCCATAACTTTATACCGCTTGTTTTCGTATTCGACATACTGGTTAGTCTCCAGCTTAACATCCGGAAGGCAGTGTATTTGCAGCCATTCCCACGCCCATGTACCCTCGGGTAATATTTTTAAGTCCTTATCGCTCGGAGGTCTTACTACACCTTGTGTTTTTATTAATGTAACGGTTTCAGACACCCAGTCCACACCGTCACCGTCATCAGCTAAACTGCGGGTTATTACCTCAAACTCAACAGGCTGAAACCAGCCTTGAATGGTTTGAGCCATGTTAGGAAGCCCCGTAGTATTAGATAGTGTTGTATTATGCTGGATTAGGTTCATTTTTTAATTACCTTAAAACTGATTGAATGTCTTAACCTGCCGGTATCTGTAAGTATCTGGTAGCCGTGTTTCTTAACATTTTTCTTCCGGGCGTTCCTGAAATTCTGCTCCGTTCTTACGGTTAGCGGCGCCCATTCCCCGAATCCGTTTGTATCAAATGCTATCCAGACTGCATCAAGCGCCTTTGCTCCGATATCCTGCATGAATTTTTTAGCCACATTTTTAACAAAGAACTGTTTCCATAAGATTTTTTTCATGTCCTTCATCTGGTCCGGACTAAACACCTTACGGATAATTGCATCTTCTAAGAAAGAACGGCGGGGCATTCTCTTTGTACCAAATTCGTGAAACGTACCAATATCAGCATTGGTAAGACCGCTCTTGCTGTCGTGCTGTTGTTTAGCATTACTCCCGATAATACCGATTTTTACGCTGTATTCATCTTTGAGACCTTTAACGAGACTTTCCAGCCCGGACAAATCTGCCTTAACACTATTAGCCATAAGTCGACCTTCCAGGTGAGAATAGAATCGTAACAGAAAGGTAAGGTAGTATGAGAGATAAATACTTCATACCATAGCCATTCTGTGAATAAATACCATATAACGGGTTATTCATAAGCCAGGTAGGAAATGAGTAACTCTCAGATACATCACCTACACTTTTTGACGCGACATAACCGCTAAAAGTACCGTTAACACCGCTAGAGGCGTTTCTTAAGTCCATTACCAGATAAAAAGCGACAAGATGTAAGTATATGTTAATTTTTTCTGTATCATCTGCTCCAAACGCGGGATTTGCAGTAACAATAGCCTGTGACATTGCCTTTTGTATATCTGCGTCTGTCACATAGTTATAAATATCACCTTTTGTAACTTCCCAGGCTTCTGTATCAGTTACCGGCTGTGTATTGTTATTAATGAGTGATTTATAAAAATTAGGCTCAACATAAACTATATCATCAATAAAATACGTTTTGCCCTCCTGATATAAAGGAAGGAAAGGAAAATCACGCATAAAATATTCCTTAAATTGTTCTACTGTTACATTTTCCAAAATATTGTCTGACATGTTGTGATTTTCCTTTCATAGTTATCAGGTTATGTGTGTTGAAGAAATTTACTTTTTATCTTCGGTTTTTGCTTTCTCTAATGCCTCAAGCTTTTTCTTAAGCTCGGCATTTTCCTTTTCCAGAGCCTCCTGTTTCGCTTTATCTTCGGTTTTTGCTTTCTCTAATGCCTCAAGCTTTTTCTTAAGCTCGGCATTTTCCTTTTCCAGAGCCTCCTGTTTCGCTTTAGCTTCGATTTTTGCTTTCTCTAAGTCCTCAGGCTCGACATATTCAGTTACCCCGGGTATTTTAAGCCATATTTCAGCTACTTTTTTCGGCACTTCTCCAAAGTCACCGTTAGCTATAAAATAAGTTATGTTCTTGCCTTTTTCGACAATTACGTGTGATAGGTTATTACCGCATCTGTTATGTAATTTCATATTTTACTTTCCTCCTAATTACTATGCTGCTTCATCAGCATAAAGCATTGATGTAGGACGTTTCAGCCATACACCTGTGAATTGTGCTTCTGCATCGGAAATCATATCTAATGCACCTACTGCATACAATGGATGTGGTGTATATGGTTTCGGAGTAAGCATAAGCAGGTTATCTGCTTCTGTATTGTAGAATACGTGTCTGCCTTTTCCGCCTGTACCTGCAGCATCGCCGTAGATAGAGTGTACAATTCTAAAGTCAGAAGGTGCGCCGGCTTGTTTGAATGCATTCTCTAATACCTGAATAACTGTAGGCATTCCGAATGTATCGCCGTATGGTACACCCAGAGCCATAAATGTATCTGTAGGCATTAACCAGCGGTTAGGTTTGATTGTATAATTAGAGTTTGCAAACGCTGTTGTTAGTGCTGAACCTGCAAAAGTCTTAAGCCGTGCTGTTGTCATGTTCTGAATTGCAACAGGGATAAGCGAAGTGTTGACAGTTACCCCAGGCTGGTTGAGCAAGCCAAATGTCTTTCCATCGCCAAGACCTTCAAACAATGTGTCTTGCAAGCCCAAATCCCAGCATTTTTTACGGGATTTTTCTTTTTCTTCTACAAGGTCAAATGTTACACGATTAACCGCTGCCATCTTAAGACCTTCCTGAGAAATAGAATATTTCTGTCTGTAGAAGTTATTAGGCGTTCTGATACCGTCTACTGCGATATCTGCTGTCGCGTCGTTATGTATACCTGTTGAAGCAGGATTAATAATGCACTGTTTAAACGGCGAGCCTACATAAGCACCGGTAAACTGGAAGATTTCACCGGCATAAGCACCTCTGCCGGAAGCGTCTATATTTATGTAGTCTGAGAGTGTGCCGTCTACTGTGTAGTATTTAGCTTCCACTATACCATCTACAATTTCAGTTATTGTGTCTACCGTCTGGACAACCCCGGCGGTAGGATAGTCAAATAAAGCGTTAACCGCTTTAAATGTCTGTTCTGCGTATTTATCCGCATCAAAAATGCTATTTGCCATTTTTATACTCCTTTGTTGGTTGATATTTACTTTTACTAAGATGAAGCTGCTGCTTCCATACCCGGCACAATCTGAACTACAATTAAGTCATTCACCGCTGATGGTGCTGTCCATGCAATACCGAAATAGCCATTAGATGCAGTTGCTGTTGTCACAACCTGACCTGAATCATTAAACTGTAATTTATCGCCAAGTTTAATATTAGCTTCACCTGCAGGCAGGTAAACAAAAGAATTAACCGGGAAAATAGAAATCTTATCATTTGCCGCAAAACCGGATTTAATAGAGTTAAATACAACAACCCCGCACGGTGTATCTGTTACAGCTGCTTTTTTTACAACGGTTACACCTTTTAAAGTTGCAGCAGATTGAAGAGCAACAACATCACCAGGGCTCAAATATGTGTTTGCCGCCAATGTCGGGTCTACGATACAGTTATGGATAATCGGCTGGTTTGGCAGGTATGCCGGCTGGCCTTTTGCCGCGGTCATCCTTCTATTTGTTAATGAAATACCATTTGTCATTTTTATACTCCTTATGTTGGTTGATTACTGATTAGTAAAGCTTTTTGCCGAGTTCTATGCCTTCTTTTTGCGACATATAGATTTTGCCTCTCGGTGCTTCGCCTTCAAAGAAAACGCGCTTGAGAGCATCCATTGAGTTTTTAGCCTTCTTGTTTTCAGCTTCTTTTTTAACTTCTTCTTTTAGATCTTCATACTTCTCTTTGGACTCTTCGTCTTCATTCTTAGCCTTGTTTTTACATTTATTCTTGGCTTCTTCGTCTTCTTTCTTTTCTTCCTCATCGTCCTCATTTTTGGCTTTGTTGTCAGCAGTACCGGCTTCCGATTTGTCGTAAGCCAGTTTTCCAGCTAATTTAGCAATAGTTCTGACATCTTCGTTATCTTCGTATTTGCCTGCAATAGCCATAATCTGACGAATAATGTCGCGCTTGTCGACATCCTCATTTTTAGCATTTTTGTTTTCGACTTTCTTTTCGTCGTCTTTTTCCTTTTCATCCTCAGCCTCATTACGGGCTCTCAGGGCGTCAATAAGCGACTCAAACAAGCCTTTTGTTTCCTTGTCCATAATTCCTCCTTTAAAATTGCGTATCCAGTCGAATACAGGTTGATATTTACTAGTCTTGAAATCTGTTGAATTAGATGCTATAATATTTATAGAAAACTCTTCATTGGCTCCGCCTATAGCGTGGACAACCCCTGAGGAGTTTTCTGCTGTATAGGTTTTATTGTTTAAGTTGTAAAAACGGTTTCCATTTTTATCTTCTCCGATTAAAACAGACATATTTTCTTTTTGTCCGTTAATAGAAACATAATGATTTATGCGGTGAAACTTTATGATACCGTCTTCTCTTGGATGAGATAAATCTTCCGCTCCTTGATATTCGCCTTTTTCAATGATATCTTTTAACGCCGGTATGGCTTTTATTTTATTAATATCAGCACTATTTGTATAAAATTTCTTAATACCAATATTGCTAAATAAAACACCTTTCAACTCGGGATTATCAAACTTTTTCCCCTGATAATTCTCTTTAAAGTATTTCAGACCGTTTTCTCTGATTTCTTCATCTGTAGAACCGAGTTCATCGCCTTTAAGCTCGATTGTTTTGGTACTTTTGTTATAAAAAGTTCCGACTTCACCGTTTGTAAACTTTCCTTCATCATCGCGCGGATGCTCGCTTTCTTTAAACTCATTTCTGCAAATAGCATTTTGAGCAACATACGCATTCACAGCAATATACGCCCCCTCATAGCGCGGATTATCAACTATCGCAAGGTGTTCGAATAAGCCGTTCAAAATCTCTTTATCGTACGGATTGCCATTGTGAAGCTTACCAGTATCATTTATTGAATAATCGGTAATAGCATATTGGCAAGACACATTGTAGCCATTCTCAACAAGCTCTACGGCTTTATCATCAGTTAATACCCCATCGCACCAGTACCAGCCGTCTTTATCGCTGAACCACATATTATGTACCTCTCCGACCTTGTCGGATTCGGTGATATTGTCCTTATGGTTAATTACTACAGGGCAGCCCTTGAATGTGTCAATAAACCTGTCGATAGTTTCTTTTTTCAGCAGACACACACCGAAGTCATATTTAACTAAGCCCGCCTGTAGAAAACGCGATTTAAAAGGTCTGCCTTTATCGTTGCCTTCACCGAGTATAATAGCGTTTATAGCTTTTGTATCCTGTTTTAAGCCCCAGTTAAACATTCTTTAGAGGTTCTCCTTCCATAATATTCAGGAGTCCGACATTATTCTGCAGGTCTTGAGCGATAGCGCCAATAAGGTTTTCATCACCCTTTGAGACACCTTCAACACCCTCAATCTCTTGTAGGCAATTGAGTATTAAGTCATGCATAACGCGGAAATCAACCGCTTCGGGGATTAAATCGGCTCCCCTCCTCAAATACTCGCTTGAGTGCAGCGGTTTAAATCCGTGCCCTAACAGACATATTTCTTTAAGCTGGTCTATGTAATCGTATAGATTATCTGTAAACCTGTCAGCAAATAAGTGCTGACCATAGAAACTTTCCCCTCCGCAGTTATAGTGTATATCCTTCGCATAGTTGGCTATTGCTAAAAGATAGCATATTAAATTGTCTATTTTGCCTCTGTCCATTGGTTGATACTCCTGTATTGATTGTACCAACCCGCACGAAATTTAAATTTGGGGAGGGGTAGAAGGTTATAAAAATAAAAAAATCCTAAAAACTCGTTTTTTTTAGGATTTAGCAAGCTGTAACTGCCCGTTTTTTATTTCAGTCTTTATAAGCGGGTTGTCATCGCGGTATGGTACGGCTTCACAACGGCAGCCGAAATCTTGTCCTGGCAAGCCTGTACGGGTTTTCCCTGCATCTACATATGGCGGGTTATCATATCTAAAAATTTGCCCATTAAGTTCGTGATGGCGCGGTCGTTCTCTGCCGTCTATAATTGTCCGCCAGATAAATTTATCAAAACCCATCTCCTGATAGGTTACGCGCTTGTATTCAGCAAGCATAATAGATGTTTCCTGCTGTGCAAGAAACTTAACTTTATCACTCATTATATTGAATTCACGCTGCAGCATCTTTTCTATAGTATCCGTCCTGTAGCCTTTGAGTACAAGTTCCTGCACCCTTTGACGCATTTCAGGGATACGCTTCTCTGCAAAATTCTTGATATAATAGCGCATATTGTTTGTATAGCTCTGCGCTATTTCCTGCTTCTGGGCTTCTGACAACTCCGGCTCAATAATATTAAGGTGCTTAACGTTCTTCTTAACCTCATTCCCCGCATCATCAAGAATGGTTACAACCTCCTCATTAAATACCATTGATTCCACAATATACGGGATATTGGCTTCGACCTCCCGTAAAAACACTTCCAGTTGGGTAATAGTATTCTTCGCGCTTATTTCCGACTCTGCAAGCGCAACACGAACAGTCATCGGGATTTGGTTATAATCAATGCGGTACATTTTTTTGTAACTGTCATACTTCGCACCCCACGTTACTAACAGTCTTGACTGGGCTGCTGAAAATTTAGTTTTAGCCTTAAAGCCTCCTTCAACATAGTATATCTGCCCTTCTTTAAGCCCCTGTGTCACGGCATCAAGGCTATTTCTCGCCTTATCGGGTTTGATTTCAAGCATATCAAACATGGGCTTGTAAATCCCTTCCCAAAGATATGAGAACAAGGCTTTTTGTACAAGCCTTGTATAAGACTGTTTTATCTTGAAATCTTTAATGGCTGTAGGGCTCATTCCTTAACAATATCCTTCGTTTCAGTAAATCCCTGCTGCTGGCTCAATAATGGCATATCTTCAAGCTCACCCCGTAATGCCCTTGTATCCGCGACAAATAACTGTTCTTTTTTAAGGTATAACGCAAGCTCTTTAGGGCTTAAGAACTGTCTGTCATAAAGCTGTAAGGCATTTGCGAATTTATGGTCAGCTATATTCTGTTCATCAATTGCAGAAAGAACTCTTAAAATTTTCCAGTTTTTGGTTAAGTCAGGAAGTTCAAAGCCAAACTGCTGATAGCACCTGAGCATAAGCACCCAGTCAATAACTGCATCATCTGCGCTTCTGACTTCATTCTCTATCTGGGAATTATAGTTCTCTAAACTGTCTTCTCCGCTTCCAAAACCTGTGACACCTTCGCCCCAGAGTTTATTAACAGGCATATTGGCTGCACCCGCCATCATAATACGGATTTCTTTATTCATTTCTGCCAGCCCGCTGAAACTTATCTGCTTTTGGACATAGTCATCATTGGTGGACATCAGCAGTTTTGATTTATAATTCAAATTATTTGCAATCAAGTCGAGCATACGCTGTAAAATCTGGTTTGTGTTACCTGCTGATAATGCAGTCTGGAGTGTTTCAAGCTTGATAATATCAACTTTTGCTTCATCAAGAAGCTCAAATAAGACATTCCCCGCCTTAAAATACTGCGACATATCAGAAAACACCTGTTCTAAAACAGATATTCCCCAGCCGTTAACACGCTGCTTAATTATAAACGGAGCTTCTTTGCCTGTTATAGGGAAAATACGGCTTGAGTGGATACGTGTCAGCGTATTAGAACCGATAACACCTTTTTTAGCTTTTGTCCGCCCGTATTGATTAATATATTCCCACTGACCACCCGGGATATTAATATTAGGCTCTGAATATGATAATTGCCATCTATCCACAGCCATAAACTCTAAAGGTTTTTTATAAAGCGATTCATAGTTCAGAGGCTTTGATAAATCATCCCCGCTAAGTGCGATTAAAGCCGCACCGCCGTATAATCTCGCCCACTTACGCGCATTTTTTATTTGCTTAATATCCTGATTCTTAGCAATAGTCTTTTCAAGCTCTTTAAGCTCGGCTTCATCTACGCTGTCGGTTTCAAGAGTAAAAGCGCCCCCTTTGTATGCATCATCCACCGGGATATCTATCATTTTTGCAAGCACACCGTAGGTTTTGTAGAGATAGCTTAAAAGTATCTGCCACTGGCTTATCATAACCAATGATAGATTATTATAAGCATTGCGCGGACTCAAAGTCTGCGACCAGTTATCAAGCCCGTTTCCGCATCTTAAAGCTGCTTCTAAAGAGTTTTGGGCAGTAAGTTTTCTTGTTTCCTGCTCAATTATCTGCGTAATGTCATCATCCGCTGTATTAGTTGCTATCAGCGGTTTTTTCCTTTTATTTTTTGCCATAATTCAATAGTAGCAGACAGGGTAAAATTTTATTTTAGTGAATAGTGAACAGTGAATAGTGAATAGAGGATTAAATTCGATTCACGAATCACTATTCACTAATCACTAACTACTGCATAAATAAATCCAGAAGCGAAACAACAGTTTTTCCTAAAGCTTCCTGAATCAAAATTCCTAAAGTATCGACAATATCATCATGTTTATGTGACATATCACGGCTGAAAGCTTCACATTCCGCCAGTAAATCAACATTGAAATTGTAGTTTTCATCTTCCGGTAAACACACCTGACCTGCTTCAATATAAGGAAGTACGTTTTCCGCTCTGGTAAGCTTATCGGTGGAAGCTTTTACCCCAATAACAGGGATTCCGTATTTAGCCTTTAAACCTTGTATCAAACCTGTACCTGATGCTTTGTCTTCTATATAAAGCCCGTTACAGGCCAGACCGGTTTCAGGAATAGTTTTAAACCGGTTCCAAAAAGATACCGCCATTTTTTCAAGCTCCGGAGCTTCCCACTTCCCGCGTATCATATCCAGGACATGGAGTATATTATTATCGGTCACACCGCCCGCCAGAAATACGCTGTAATCGTTATGTTCTTTAGTTTTCATTGCCGTATCTGCAGCGATAAGAATGCGCTTGTAATTGAATTTTTGAGCGACAGGATAATAGCGGAAATAAGCCCTCTTGATAACCTGTCCACCGAGAATAATCGGCTCTTGCTGGTACTGGGATAAAAACATATAATTATTTTTTTGAAGCTCTGCAATACGCTCCGGAGTGTACTGTGAAGGTATTTGACATACGCCGTTTTCATCAAGAAGAGGTTTTTTGAGGGTTTGAAAATTGTATTTAGCCGCAAGACTTCCGGATAAATCCTCCACATGCAGCCTTTGCTGAATATTGATAATCGGTACATAAGGGTTATTAAGCCTTGATAAAAGCGTTTCTTCATAATACCTTAAAACCCTGTCCCGCATTGTTTGAGAGCGTATATCAGCAGGCTTATTGCCGTCATCTATAATTAAAGCCCCCGAAAACTTTTTAGCGTTTCTTATGCCACTTCCGTACCCGGTAATTTGCCCCCCGATAGGCGAAAACAGACATACTCCGCCTTGATAAGTGGTTATTTTTTTAGCAGAATAAACGTTTTTGCCGGTATAAAACTGTTTGAGGTACTCATACCAGAAATCATCCTTCGGGGTAATATCTTCTTCGCCTTCAATGGCTCTCGACTGTGGGTACATAGCCTTGTATGCGGGGTGCTCAAGTATTGTCATAAGCTCTTTTGAGATATTAGCCAGAAGGCTCTCCGAATAAGAGGTGTAAATAAAATTCATCTTCGGGTTAATAGTCCAGCAGAATGCAATAAAATATTTTGCAAGCGTTGTTTTAGCGCTTCTGGGCGGTACATTGATATTTACCCTCAGTTCTTTACCGGTAAATATATCTTCCATTACCGTGAACAAATCAGCGTGAATAGGCTCAACAACAAACGGGCGCGCTTCAATAATACGGAACATATAGCGCATCCAGGTTTCAAAGCCCCGTTTTAGTAATCTTTGCCCGAGAAACTCACTGTTTATCATTGTTTATAGTTTCTTTTATATGTTTATCTACTTCTTCAACTTCATCGGGGGTAACAAAAATCTTTTGTACTGAGGTCATTAGTGCTTGTTTCTGTTGGTTATCTGCGTTGTACCCGCCGGTATGCTTCATAAGCATATCAAGGGCTTTGTTTGCACCCTGTGAGTCAAATTTCCAGAGGTTATTCCCCTCTTCATCCTTAACCTGTCGTCCCATAAATGTTACAGGCTTAGCCTGCATGCACCTTTGCATAACTTCAACAATATTGGCAACAACTTCATCCTGCGTGATTTTAGTTCGCTCATTACGTTTTTCAATGAGCTGCTTAATGTATTCCTGAATGTTAAGTTTTGCTAAGTTTTCACATGCAATATTGCGCGCCGTATTTTTGCTATAGCCTGCCCTAATAGCGGCTTGCGTAGCGTTAAAATCAATAATAAATTCTTCGCAAAATTGTTTCTGTTTTTCATTTAAACTCATAACTTACCCAAAAATATGCTTAAACTTAGTTTTTACGTATATTTCCGCCTCTTCTATCGTAGCACCTGCGTCCAAATAGCTTAAAACCGCCTGATGGATTTTCAGACGGTCTTCTAAATACATATTCTCTGTGCCGATAATTTCAGCTTCAAAAACTTTGAAATTTTCACCCTTGAAGGTTTCGCCCTGATATTCGTAGGTTTCATCCGTATAAACATAGCAGCTGATACGGAAAATGCCCTGGGTGAAAACGATATCCTCCTGACAAAAAACAGGCAGCGAAAAATAACCCGCTAATTTTACGTACAAGTCTTTCATCAAAGTCCACGGACTTATCTCCTCCTCCGGTTTCGGGTGTTTTTTATAATTCCCCCGCTTTTTTACCGGGACAATATAAAATTGATTGATATCCACTAAAGAAATTTGATTCAAACTTAACCTTAAAAAATCAGTAACACACTTTTAAGGTTAAACAATTTCTTTGCGGTATTACATCATCCGTAACAATTAGAGGTGTGTGTTTTTCCTTTGTTCTTCAATCTTACGCATAGTTTTTTGTTTAAGCTCAAACCAGAGTTTTGAGGGCGGGACTGCTGTTTTTGCGTCTTCTATAGATTGATTTATAAAATTCTGGGTCTCTTTTTCGGATTCTTTACTTTTTCGCTCTCCCGCATTAATTTCTCTCAAAACGGTTTGTGCGCTTCCGTTTTTAATAAGCGCATTAACATAAGCCTGAAGATTTTTTGCCCCTCTTTGTGCGGCATACTGTTTGAGTTTTGAATAATCCCCTATTGAAAGAGGTTTTTTAATAGGTTCTTTTGTTTGTTCATGTTGTGTCAAATTGTCAGATTGTTTTGTGACATTTTTGCTTAAATCTTGTGACAGATTGTCAGCACAAAAATTTTTCTGATAGAGAGGCTGCTGTTCGACGATTCTTGACGTGAATTTGTACCGGTTGGTATATTTGCATTCAATTATGATTAAACCCGCCTTAAAAAGCTCCTGAACGGCTCTGACTACAGAACGCTCCGAAACGCCTATTTTGTTTGCAAGAGTTTTTTGTTTCGGAAACATATCAGGATTATTAGGATTGTAATGTGCTGACAGTTCCAGTAAAACAAGTTTAGCCGTGGGGGTAATGTTAAATTGTGACAAATTGTTAAGTAAATAGTTTGTAAGCTCAAACTGCGTAAATCCATGCGGGGCATGCTTTTGAGCCATGCTCGTTCTCTTCATAAATTCCTCCTCCTTAAAATTCCCATAGCCGTTGCTTGACCTGTGGAAGAATCTATGCTTAAATGAAAGTGTTAGGTTTCATTAAGGCTTTGGTAGATTCTTCCAAGGCTTTTTTATTTTGTTTATTTATTTTTGTAACAAAAATCTGTTTGTTACTTTACTCATGATATGCCATGAACTAAAATAAAGTCAAGCATGGTAAAAAACCGGTTATGCAGTATATTAACGGTTAATGAATCAGGTATATAAGGGGTAAAGATATGGAGAAGAAACTCAAAATTGCTGAGTTTGCAGCGCTTATCGGCGTAACCGCAAAAACGGTTTACAAGATGGTAGATCGTGAAGAGATAAAGACGGTTAATGAAAAAGTGAACAACCGGTTAATTACGCTTGTAGTAACAAATGACGCCGAGATAGAAAACTTTAAAAACATTTATGGTAAGTCACCGGTAAATAACGGTAATTATGAAGATATATTAACGGATTGTGTAGAATCACTGAATGACAATATACATTCACAAAACAGTAAAAATGATATTTCTGCCTCAGAGGTGCTCGACAGGATTATACAAATCAATAAAGAGTATAATAACGAGTTAAAGAGAGTCAATGAGGAGTTAGTGAACACTAAGGCGCAAATGTTGTTTCTTGAGGATAAAGCAAGCCGAGAAGGACTGTATTTACAGGAAATTAAAGAGTTAAAAACTGAAAATGAACAGTTAAAGACCGGTAACAGAAAGACATTGTATGCGTTATTAATTGTAATTGTAATACTTTTACTTGCTCTGGTAAGTTATTTTACATTCAATATCGCATCAGCACAAAAAAAAGCTGATACTACTCAGGAAATTGTTAATCCTGAATAATATCAGCAAACATATCATCGCTGTCGGTGTTTTGTAAACTTTTATAACGTTCCGCATGATACCCATAATGTAAATTATGTAAGAAGGCTTTTCTAAGGTGTTCGTGCGGCATATTTCACCCGCCTGAATTTTCACCCGCCTTTTTGACTACATTATTTAGAGGAGTTTTTTCCCTTCCTTTTATAAACTATGTACTTATTTTTCTTTAAGAATTGAATTGCCAAATCTATTTTTGAATCAAATTGAAGCTGCATAACTTTGTTATACTCTTCAGCATCAAAAGGATAGACCGTTATTATCTGCTTTACACCGCCTTTATTTGCTCGTTCGTACAAAACCTTGAGCGGTATGTTTTTGTAAACCACATAAGCAAATTTACGGTTATTTCCGGTTGTCGAAAGGTTCAAAGGTGTGTGTGCATTATTTCTAATCTGTTCTATAATAGCGTATTCATCCCGTTTTGAGAGGTTTATATTATACCTCTCCAGCGCCCTTTCCTGTACGTGTTGTGTCATTTCATCTCCTCATAAAAACTCCCCCGGAACGAGGGAGTTAAATTAATTCAAATTTAATGTCATAAACTGGTTTATTTATATGTAAATCGGTTTCGCTGCCCTCAATTAACCTTATAGAAATTAGTCTTGCTTTTAATCTTTTATTTCTATCCCCTTTTGGAGCATATCCGCATACAAAGGTTATATAATGCGGGTATTCAGTAACAACGGGATTGCCGAATCTTAATCTTGTTGCTGAAAAATCTTAACCAATACATGTTTCAAGCCGATTTCTCCAATATGGTTTATATTCCCTGTATTCGTGAGTTTTCTCGCCGGACTTGATTTTTTCAAACCATTCCTTTTTAACGTTAAAAGTTAGCATTCCTCTACAATCCTTTCTTTCTCATATTTAATCCACTCTTTTTTCAGTTCATCTGTTTTGATTAAGATAATATTTTGCTCAAAATCTATCTGGCATACTGGGCAGAGCTTGCCGTGGTATAGGTATTTAGGTGTGTTCATTCTCTAACCCCTTATTACTTAATATTGCATTTCCGCAGGTTATTCGGCTTGTATCTTCTTCAATGCTTGGTATAAAAACTAAAACATCAAAGCCTACATTTTTGAGGTTGTTTTCTATTTCTCTATATGGAGAGTAATCAAAATAACCGTTACTTGTTACAATATTATTTTCCTTGCAGGCATTGGTTAAATGTATCGGAGTTATTTTTACCATAAATTTTTCAGGGTTAAATAAATCACGTAACTTTTCAGCATTCACTTCAAATTCATCACCTATTGCAAAATTTAAAGTATACTTTCTACCCTTCGGCAGATCAAGCATTTTCCCAATTTTTGATATTTCTTCTAAATCCAAAGAGTTACCGGAAAATAATTCTTCTCTTAGCTTGTCATTTGTGGTATTAATACTAAATTGTAGTCCTGCGTCACCTTTAAATAAATCATTTTTTATATCTACCCAGCTATTTAAATATTCATTAAGGAATTTATTATTTTTCGGTAACATTGTAGATATAACTGGATGCACAAGGCTTCTACCAATATAAGGGCATATTATCTTTCTTACGTCTTTTGTAAAAATTAAAACATTATCATTCCATGTAGGTTCACCCATTCTGGCATAGTGAATATTCAGCCTTTTAGTAGTTTTTACTTCTGGATGTAAAGATAATGCAGATATTATCTGATTTTTTAAATCATCGTAAGTTGCATTCAAGCCCTTACCCACTTTAGGAACATCACAAAATTTACAGTTCATTGAGCATCCGTATTGAGTTGAAACAGTAACAACCCATTTTTCTTCTAACGGCAATAAGTCACCGTGTGGTACTTGGTTTATTTCTTTTGTATAACCTAAAAAGTCAGCTTTAATATTTTTTGCTTTGCCATAATCTTGCAATGATACAAATTCAAGTTTACCCTTTTCTGCTTGCATAATA